TCATTTCTGCTTTCCACTTTTCCAACGTTTTACAATTGTGTCGTCGGTTTGTTCGCGTAACCCTCTCAAAACAGCCTGCCCACTGGCCTTGCGGTCAGCATGGCGGCAGTAGTGCTCGACCATCTCGACAGACATCCCCACCATGTCTGAGATCAGCATGGCGGTGTATCCCTCGCCCCTCAGACGAATGACCGCATTGGCCCTCAGCCCGTGCGGCACAGCCCCCTCTAGGATCGGATGCTTCTTTCGCTCGCGATCGAACGCCTTCCACATCTGATTCGTGCTGAACGGCTTGCCTATGCTCTTGCCATGCTCCTGCAAAAGATATGGGCCTGGACGGCGCTCCCATGTCGCCATTTCGGCTTCAAGCTCGGGGAAGATCGGGCACCACGGCTTCACGCCCGTTTTCTTCTGAGAAAGGCTGAAACCGCCTTCATCCTCATCGTTAGGATTGAGGCGCACAACGTCACTGATCCGCTGGCCGGTGTAGCGGCTCAGGAAGTAGAAGCGCCGCACCATGCCCGTGAAATGCTTTTCCGCGTAGTCGAGTTGCTCTTGCGTCCAAGGGCGGTGTCCTTCGCCCTTAGCGAACCGCTCGACTCCTTGAGTAGGATCATGGGATAGCCGGTCAGCCGGCCCGGTTGCCCAGGCCACCAGGGCCCTGAGCGCGTCCAAGACATTATTTGCCGCGCCGGGCTTTTCGGCCCCGATCTTGCGAACGAGCGCGTCCACATGGCGTGGGCGCAGTTCTCTTGCGGGCAGATCGCCCCAAGCTTTGCGGGCGGGTTGCAGGTTACGCCGATAATGCGCCTGCGTGCCCCTGCTGATTTTCCTTTGACGTGTTTCCCAAGATACCTCGAAAGCGTCAATGAGGGCGCCGATGGTATCGGTCGGGGTCGGCCCAAACGTGCCCTGTGCCTGCCTCACCGCCTGCCAAAACTCGGGTGTCTGCGGATCGTCGGGCAGACGGATGCGTTCGCCAGCGTGCGGAGTACCCCTGCCTTCCTGATAGTAGAAGTACTCACGTCCTCGGGACACGACGCGGTGCACATGGCGCGGCAGAGATACCTTAGACATCGTTCAGCCTCGCCATGAATTGGTCAGTATCGCTATCCATCTGAGGCCTCAGGGACGCGATTACATCTTCCCAGCACCAGCGAACAGACCCGCCGCGCCTGATCGGCTTTGGCAGGAAGCCACGCCGGACCCACTCGTCAACCGTGCTCTCGCTGATATCCAACTCCGCCGCCAAAGTTGCCTTTGACGGGAAGGCTGGGGGGCGATTGCCAGTGAGCGGGGCAGGGCGGTTAGCCATCGTCGGCACTTGTCGAAGCAGGAGAATTTTCCACCCTTTCACGGGCGCGATTAAATAAAATACGAACGCTGATCGAGAGAGTCGTTCGCGCGCCAATTATCACTGAAGGCTCAGAATCAAGCTCCCAACGCCAAGGAAAACTATTGATGTCCGTTCCAAGGAAGCAGTCATGTATCCCTAATGCAGCGCCCTCGAAAAAACATGCGGCGTGCGCCCTATCCAATTGCTCTTGAGTCCAACGCCGATCCGAAGCAGCGAGCTCATCAAAATCAACCGGACACCCAAGACGACTGAACAATTCACGCGAACGATCCAAAAGCTCTCTCTGCCGGACCTCGGGCGCCCCGATATCTCTTAACTTTTTAAAAAGCTCCAAAATTCTATGAGCGTGCATTTCATCAAGAGACGAAGGCTTTTCGGAATCGGGCCAAGTAACGATACTCCGCAGATGGTCAATCGACCCTTTCAGGGTCTTCGCATCCCTGCAGAATTGCAGCATCTCACCCGCAATAACCGCCAAGCGCATTTCAAATTCTGAGTAATGCTTTCTGTGGCCGCCGACATCTGGCGCAACGACACCTAAGCGCACAAGGTAATCAAGCTGTACAGGCGTTATGCCTGCCATCTTGGCCATCTGTGTGCGATAGAGAGGCTTTGGGGCTTTGCTCATGTCAGCACGTTATCAGAAAATTTCTAATTCGCAACCCCTATCAGATCAAATCTGACTAAGGGCCGGGCGGGGCGCGCCCCGCCCTTGTCGATCTGGTGAAGGCGTCAGGCGCGACCGGCGCGTTCGGCCTCCTCTATCGCCGCGTTCAGTTCCCAAGCCTTTTGAATGGCTACCTCGATCAAGGGCATCATCGCATTGCGAGCGCGCCTTGCTTCGGGGCAATCGCGCCCACCTTGCGCAGCGGTGTATAGTACGTCCATGCCCTCAACCATGCCGGCAAGTGAAATTGCATCGACCGAAATGTCGGAAAGCGTTTTACCGGCCATCAGGAGAGCCCTCCGAGCTCACCGCGCGCGCGGGCAATGTCTTCAGGCGTCATGTCGGGACAGATGCCGCCCACACCCACCCATTCGAGCTCGTGAGCTCGATCAGCCTGGTTCAGCTTGTCCCGCAAGAGGTCGATCAGAACATGCAAACTCTCGCTGCTGGGCGTTGAATTACTCGATACATCTTCAGCGATCCTTTCAACAGCGTTCAGCGTTGCGCGCGCCTGGAATAGAAGGTGGGCGGTTTTCTCGTGATTCTCCCGAACATGGGTCGGCACCTGTGGCATTGTCTTTTCTCCTATCTTTGGGTAATGATCCGTATGGATCAATATGCACATTGATCCTTTGGGATCAAGAGGGGTCATGACTGGAAATCAGCTGCGCGCGGCGCGATCTCTTCTCGGATGGTCACAGGCTCAGGTCGCGAATGCTTCCGGGTTATCTGTCCCGACGGTTAAGAGGGCTGAAGGTGCGGGCACATTGTCTGCATCGGATAGCGCAAAGGCCGCGATCCGCGCCGCCCTTGAGGGGGCTGGGATCGAGTTCATTGCCGAGAATGGCGGGGGCGCAGGAGTACGCCTAAAAAAGGAGGGGAGCAATGTTTGAAGTTGGAAAATCATACGAAATCTGCGAATTAATCCTTTCTGATCAAGGATATGATCGGGATCGCATTACTGAAACGGTTGTGGCAGTCGATGGCAACCTGGTTGAATTCCAGAGCGGCAAGATTCTGAACCTTTCGTCCCCTCTCTTTCACAGCGCCATGAAGCCGCTTCATGAACGTGTGAACGAAAGGTTGGACAGCTCATAGAATCGCGCGCCGCGCCCGGCAGGCTGTCGGGCCGCGCGCTGTCGCGGTTTACCCACTCACGACTTACGGGGTTGCATAGGGCCGGTATGCAAGGCCCAGGGCGCAACCTGCCCTATTCGGTTTGCTCGCGCACCAAGTCAGCCCATTACCGCGTCGAACAGCGCCGGTGATAGCGCGTGCCGGGATCCACGTTGGATCGTCTTCACCCCGTCGGGGTGATTGTCCGCCTTGCTACGCGAGTAGTGCTCAAGCAACGCCCCATCCATCGCCTCGATAATTTGCACATGGCGTCGGGCCAGTGGGGTTCGGGTGAGGCGGCACCATGCCTCGATCTCCGAGAAGCTGATCGGGGTCGGGCCGAAGCTGTTCCAAGTCCGGGCGCGGGACAGATCGGCGAAGGCCCGCCACAGGATAGCACTGCCGGCCGGAAGGCGCGGCTCCTTACCCTGCAGCTTGCTGGCAACGGCCTCGCATAGCTGCGTTGTGTAGAGCTCATCCCTCATCTTCGGTCAGGTGCGCTGGAAGGATCACTCCGCGGGTCGGGTCTATCGGCTCACCGATCACATCTTCGGGCCATCGGTGAGTTATCCAGGTGCGGCAGTGGCCTTGGTTCACCAAGGCGAGCTGAACGAAACCGCCCGCATTATACGGATAATCCGCTTCGTCTTGAAAAATCTTCCCGCTGGACTGGCGCCCCGCGCAAACAATGCGAGTCAGAGTAGCGCCCTCGTCTTCGCCGTCACGTTCCTGGTCCAACCCGCAGGATTCCCATGCCTCGGGGTGCGGCGCGGAGCTTGTCCATGTGCCGTAAGGCTGCATTTCGTGTGCCACCCAGGGCTCCAAAGTGACGGTCTCCCCGGTTTCGGCATTCTGGCTTCCCTTCGGATAGGTTAAAACGCGGTATGCCTTGAACTCTTGCGCGCGGCTCGACCACCCAGCCGCGACGACGTTGCTGCGAATGTCATCGCACATAAGGCGTCCGCTCTCGATCATCTGGTTTTGAGCATACCGGACCATTCCGGGAAGGAACTCGACCAGGTGATCGAACTCTTGGACAGATTCCGGCATAAACAGGTCTATCATCGTATCAAGCTTGCCCATGCCGGTGACACCGATTGCGCAGCTAAGCGAAGGGTAGATTTTTATCTTTTCGAGATACTGGTGAACGGCACCTGTCCTCGGGTCGGTAGACACACCATCAGCCGCCAGCAACGCGAATTCTTGGGGCCTTACCGCCACTGTAAGAACGCTCATCAGATTTCCTTTCCATGATCGTCTCCGGGCCAGCTTCACATTGCGGTGCTGGCCCCACCAGCCCGCCGTTTGCGAAACCTTTCGCCGCGCTATGCATCGCCTGCAGTCTACCGACTCCAATGGCCTGCGTCGCCTTCTTGCTGAATACGAACTCACCGGCGTGCACCACCCCGGCGGGCTGATCCTTGTCGCCCGGGCCAGTGAATCCGCCTTCTGAGAACCCAAGAAGCCCGCCGATGACCTTGCCGATCCCGCCAGCCTTGGAAAGGCCAGTGATCGCAGCCTCGAGCTGCACCTGCGCAATTCGCTGCAGCAGCTGCCCCATCGCGTCTTTCGCGTCGGAAGCCCCGTTCAGAATGCCGCCGAACATCTGAGACAGTGCCGCCGCGCCACGCTCGGATGCGATCTCCGTCTCGCGCATCCGGTCAGCGGCCGCGCTCGCCTGGTCAGCGGATCGGGTGTAGGCGTCGGCAAGGCTGTCCACCGCCGCTTCCAGTTCCGGCGTGATCTCCAGCCCGGCCCGCTGCGCGGCGTTCAACAGCCGGGCGCGCTGCATCGCGAAGTCGATTGCGCTGCCATACTCCCGGCCCGAGTTCGCCGCCAGGACAAGCGCCGCCGCCTCGGCCTCCAGTTCCGCCGTGCGCTCGCGGATCGCCTCCACGGCGCGGCTGAAATCGTCTGTGCGGGCAACACCACCGCCACTACTCCCGCCGCGCATCTCCGCTCGCCGCGCGACATTTAGCCGGGCCTGCGCGTTGATCTGGTCTTCGGTGAGTTGAACATCCTCGTTCGCGGCCTCACGGCGCAGGCGCGCGGCCTCCTGCTCGACGGCGATCTGTTCGACGGTCAGGTTGCGGCGTCGCTCCTGTTCTTCGATGAACGCCTGCGCGGCTTCCCGCTCGGCCTGCGCCCGCGCTGCACCTTGGGCGCGGCGCTCGTTCTCGATATCCTGGGGTCGTCGTTCGGGCGTCTCGCTCGCCTCGTTCTTCACGTCCCGCACGCGTGCGACCAGCAACTCCACCAGAGAAATCAGCCCGCCGAACTGCGATTTGATCCCGTCCAGGCTAGATCTGTCCAGCCCGTCGATCCCCTCGACCGCCTCATCTGCGCGGCGATCAAGATCGACAAGGCGCTGCGAAAAGTCAGCGGCGGAAATCTCGCCGTTCTTGAACTCCGAGGATGCGCTGGCAATGTCGATTGCGATTTGCCGCATTTCTGCCGCCGCCTCGGTCTCGCCCGTGGCGCGCAGTTGGCGCAACAGGTTGCTGAAAGCCTCCAGCGCGCCGCGTGTCTGGCCCTCGATGCCATCGACCGCACCGGACAGATCGCGCAGTTCGCGAAGCGACTCGCCGATCAGTGACAGGTTCCCGCTCAACCGGTTGAACAGGTCATCGCCCAGCAGCCCCCGCGCGGCCTCATCACTGCCGAAGATATCCGACAGGTCGCTGCGCTGATCCATCAGGTCGCGAGCCGCGTCGAGCACTGGTTCGAACGCATCCGCTGAATCGACCGCGATCCGTTTCAACCCGGCGGACAGGGTGCGGGTCAGATCGTCGAACCGGTCGTCGAGTTCCTCGGCGCGGTCGATCAGGTCACGGTCGATCACCTGCCCGGCGTCTTCGGCGGCGCGAACCATGCGGTCGATCTCATCCGCCCCGCGCGCCAGGGTAGAGGCGAGCCTGCGGCCCGTGTCGCCGAACGCGGCCTGGGCGATAGCGGCCCGCTCCTGATCCGAACTGGCGCGGCGGATCACGTCGGCCACGTCGCGCAGAAGTTCCTCCTGTGTGCGCAACTCGCCGTTGGCGTCGTGAAGCTGAATGCCGTATCTCTCGACGAACCGGTTCAACTCGCCGGTTTCGTTCGCCGCCTCACCAACTCGGCGGTTGAACCTCTCCAGCGATGCCGTCACCTCCTGTTGGCTGACATTGGCAGAGCGGGCAAAGCCGCGCTGGACGGCCTGCAGGAACTCCACATCGACGCTCACGTCGCGCGCGGATTTGCCCAGGGCTGACAGTTCCGAGACCGCGCTGCGCACCCCCGAGGAAAAGCCCGCGAAGCCCGCCGTGGCCAGCAGCGGCGTGAAAAGCCGCATGGCGCGGCTGACCGTGCCAATTGCAGTTGAGGTGCTAGCCATCGCCAGATTGATCCGGCCCGATGCACGGGACATGTCGCGTTCCATGCGGCGGGTTGCGCTGCGCGAGTCCCGCTGCAGCTTGTTGTAGGTCCGCGTCCCGCGACGCTCGGCCTGTTTCATCTTCTTCTCAAAATCTGAAATCCGCCCCTCAAGCTGAACGAAAAGGCGCTCGGTATCGTCTGCCATTGCGGCCTCCTATGCCAGGAACATGTCGTCTTCGAACCAAGGTGCCTCAGTTATGAATTGCGTCTCGCCAGCAGCGGCACGGGCCACGGCCATCGCAGTTGCGACAGCGCCGTCGATCTTGTTGCCGCTCTTGCCCTTGTGAAATGACCGGTTGCCGGCCGGATCGACGTGAAGCTGGATATTCTCGAAGTTCCAGCGCAGCACCGGGTGGCCACCGTGTTTGAACCGCCCGCCAAGGATCGCGCGTTCCAGTTCCTTCACGGCAGGGGCCATCGTCACCCAGCCCTGCCGAAACTCTGTCACCGGGATTCCGTCCTGATCCAGATCGGCCATCATCGTGCGGCCATAGGTCGGATCGAACGCGACTTCGCGCACGTTGAAGCGGGCGCAGAGTTCGCGGATATGGGCCTCGACCGCGCGCAGATCGACCGTGTTGCCAGGCGTCGGGATGATATGGCCCTGTTCGGCCCATGCCACATAGTTGACGCCGTGACGGCCGCCACGGTCGCGAAGGTTGTCCTCGGGGCAGAAAAACCAAGGATGAACCTGATAGCCGTCATCGCCGTCCCTCCAGGCCGCGACCACGCACGTCAGGTCTTCGTTCTTCGACAGGTCAACGCCCAGCCATGCCGGGGCCTGCACCATGTCGAGCTCCTCGAGGTCGACCGGGTGATCGCCCTGGTCATAGGTGTGCATCTCGACGAACGGGCTCGTCGATTGGTCCAGCCATCGGTTGAGATTGTATTGCAGGAACGAGTCGAGCTCGAATGGGCTGTGCCGCGCCTTGCGCGCCTTGTCTCGAAAGCCCGCAATGTCGGGATAGCCGAACTCAAGCCCCGGATTGGTGGCGAACCAAACCGACTCGTCCTGATAATCGTCTTCGGGCTCAGCCATGAAGATCACGGGCAGGGTGGCCGGATCGTCGATCTCGCCCTTCTGCACCTTCATCGCGTAATCCACGGTTTGCCAGGCGAGGTTTTCCTGCCCGCGCCCCGACGTACTGGCCACGATCATCAGCGTGCCGGGCACCTTCACCAGCGCGGAGTCGAGCGCCTCCCATTGGCGCTGCCCCGCCGCGCCGTGCCATGCGTGCAGCTCGTCCGCGATCACGACGTTCGGGGTCTTGCCGTGTTGAACCTTGCCGTCGCTCGCCACGGCAATGTAGCGGGACCTGTGAGCGGGAAATCGGATGGTGCTCGTGTACTCGCGAACCTGCATGTGCTTCATCAGGCGCTTGTCATTCTCGATAATGAGCGCGGTTTCGTTGAAGAGCTCCATCGCCTGTTCACGTGCGGCCGCGGCGCTGACGATCAGGTTGCCGGGCTGGCGCTCAGGGCCGATCAGGTGCAACAGATTGATCGCGGCCGCCAGGCTGGTCTTGCGGTTACCCCTGGGCAGCAGCAGCACGACACGCCGCACGACACGGCTCCCATCTTCATGACGCGGACCATATATCCGCCGGATGACCTGCTCTTGCCACGGATCCAGCTTGAAAGGGTGCCCTAGTTCCGGATTCTTGGGGTGCTTCAAGCGCCGCAGCCATTGAACAGCCCGCTCCCCCCGCTGCAGCGGGTCATCGACAGCCTCAGGGCTGTTTATCCAGGCCGGAGTCATAACCATGAGGTTTGCAACAAGTCGTCTTCGGGATCATCGTCTTCCCTGATGCTCGGCCTGGAACGGCTGACCGGCGTAAGACCGAGCTCTGCGGCAAGCTGTCTTGCCGTCTGCATGGCGTCCTTCAGAACGAGCGAAGCTGGATTGCGTCGCAAGTTTCCATGAAGGTCCTCATAGACGTGGCCGCGCTCTTGCAAAACACTATCGGCCTCGCGTGCAGTGCTTATGGCCATGCAGTAATTCTCGACGCTGCCCATGTCCGCTTCGGTCAGAATTCGCCTCTCCACGAGTAGCGGCATAATCCGGTGCCATTCAGCTTTTGCCTGAGCCGTCATCCAGTCAGGCGCCGAAGAGACCTCTTCGACCGTGTTGTCGTCTGGCTTCAGTTGCGGCTTTCTTCCCTTCACGGCTCAGCCCTCACGGTTGCGGTGCGGATTTCCAGATGCCGCCGCATCGGATCCGATACGATCTCGCGGATGTTATGCACGACGCCATCGAACAGGACGCGCTCGGCGTTGGTAATGCCCTCAACAAAGCGCGTGCGGAACACCACGGTGTCTTCGTCGCTCGCCCCTTGGTTCCTCATGAATTCCTCGGTCGATTGCTGCACGAGCTCCGCGCGCAGAAATGCGAGGGTCTGCCACGACGCCAGAGGCGTGCCGAGCTCATCGACCGTCGTCGTCGCCTTCTGGATTTCGATATGATAGCGCAGCTTTCCCGACCTCATGGCCCATACTCCAGAACAAGGGCTTCGACCGTCACGATCCCATGAGACGTTGCGCCGTCCGGGTCGCGCACGGCGCGGGCAGAGGCGATTTTCAGATCGGCCAGGTGAAAGGCCGGCCCGAGTGTCGGGCGCTCATGCAGGGCCGCGCGGATCGCGCCGTTGATCGCGGTCGCACCGGCAAGGCTCGCCTCCTGTTTCCAGACATGGATCGTGTGGAAAATGCGGGTGCGCTTGCGGGACAGGCTATCGCCCTCATCAACCTCCTGGGCCTCTCCGAGGATGATTGATGGGCTTGGTGCGGGCCGCTGATTACGATCAAGGATCGCGGTCGCTGGCACAAGGTCGGTCACGGCAGGTGTCGCCACCAGCCGCGCGCGGATCGCCTTTTGCAGTGCCAGTGCTGCGCTCACTTGTTCCATTCCTCCTTGATCGCCTTCGTCATGGCGCGCTTGATCCTGGTCTCAGACCGTTTTCGCAGCACCCTGAACGCGGGCCAGAAGAAAGGTTGCGCCGGGGCCTTTCGCGTTCCGAACTCGACAAGGTGGGCATAACGAACATCGCCGTTTCCTGCGGTCACCGCCGCTGCGCCCTCGGGCACGGTTCGCGTGCCGCCTGGGTGACTGTGCGCGGGGGTGTTCTTCGGCCCGACCGTCACTGCGATGCTGCCCACCAGATCGCCGGTATCCTCGGGGGCGAGCGTCTCGGCCATCCGCGCGATTTCATCCGCCCCCTTCTCGGTCGCGGACGCCAAAGCCCTGCGCGCCGAAATCGGCATGGCTCGCATCTTGCGTTGAAAGCCCTTGATCCCCGTCACTAGAAACTCCAATCGCGATACTCGGCCACGATCTCAGGCAGGCTATGAGGCGGGGTGGTGACGCCTTGCCCGACGATCCCCGCTTCACGCTGTTCGAACCACCACGCGGCCAACTGCAGCACCGCCTCTTTCAGCGGCGCGGGGATAGGCTCCTGGTCAACGCCGCCGAACTGTTCCTCGATCTTGAACCCCAGCAGCCGCTCGACATGGGCCTGCGCCGCCTCGATCTTCTGGCTCAGGGTCACGGCGTGGCCCTGCACGCCCTCAAGGCCCAACTGGGCCTCAAGATCGGATAGCTGCACGATAGCCATGGATTACGGTCCCGCCGCCGCGTCAACGCGCACGACGTTGCTGTTCACCCAAAGGCTGGCGTTCAGCTTCATCACGTTGTCGGCGGTATCGAGCGCCTCGGATGCGCTGCCCACGGCGGCGACGAACAGGCGTTCGCTCGGGGTGCCACCCTCGGGGGCGTCGTTGAACTCGACCTTGAACGCATAGTTGAAGATCGTCTTCTCGGCGGCGATCAAGGCGATCTGACCGGCGTCGGCATAGTCGATCCCCATGACCACTTCCATGCTGCCCGCGTTCCGGCTTCCCTTGAGCCGCCGGGTGCGGGAATCCCCAATAGAGGTGAAAGAGATTTCCTCGGACGTGTCGCCGAAAGAGCCAAGGCTTTCGAGTTCCTTGATCTCGGTCCACGTCTCGGTGGAGAAATCGCTTTCTACAAAATCGGTCGATTGGGTGTCTTTCACGCCGCCGATGAACAGCTTAGCGCCTGCGGTTGCAAAGATCATGGCTGATCCTCCTTAGTGATGAGTGCGGCGCTCAAGCCGCTGTTTGGTTCGGTTGTGGCAAGGCCCGCAAAGGGGTTGCCAGTTCTCACGATCCCAGAACAAAGCCGTGTCGCCTTTGTGCGGGGTCTTGTGATCGACGACGGTTGCCCTTGCACCGCACATGACGCAGAGCGGATGCCTGCGAAGGAACGCCGCGCGGGCCTTTTCCCATGTGCCGGAGTATCCGCGCTGCGAACTGTTCGGGCGGGTGCGGTCGAACCGGGCCTTGCGCTCCGCGTCGCGCTTGCGCTCGCACGGGCACCGGGCACCGCTGGCCACGCGGTGACCGCACGCGCAGAGCCTCGGGGGCTTGCGGGGCATGTGTCACCTCCTATGGTGGCCAGCGGCGTCATCAGGCTGCAACCGGCATGTCGGCGGGGTGGCCCTTGATGACCGTAGCCCCCAGCGCAATTGACGTGCCCGAGGCGCGGGTCAGAACAAGGCGGATGTATCGCTTCATTCCGATGTATCCCTGCCGATAGGTGCTGTCCGCTTCGAGCGTCGCGGGGAACTCGCCGATCAGCTTGGCCGCTGGCACGTCCTCGAAATCACCGCCCGTGGTCGTGTCGCTGTGCTGAACCTTGACGGAGAAGTCGCCAGCGCCAGCAATCGCGCCGGTGTTGATGACCACGGTCGCAGATTCGAAACCGCGCAGATCGACAGGATCGCCCGTTTCGGACGCGCTGCTCTTGACCGCCGGGGCAAGGCCCTGCTCAATCCCGATGTTGTTGGTAAGGTCGCGTTTCATGTCTCAATCCTCATTCTGTGGCGATTAGCTGGTCGCGGTTTTCAGCTTGCGGAAGCGGGCGGCCTGCAGCACGCGGCCCCCGACACGGCGGGTTGCGTGAATGCGTGTCATGCCCTTGGTGGCCAGAATGTAAGGGTTCACCAGGATGGACAGGGCCAGCCGGTCAACAATGCGGTAGGCGCTGAAATCGCCGAAGATGATCGGGAAATTCCCATCGCCGATATCGGGCATGTCCACCGCTTCAACCACGGGATATCCGAGGATGCGTTCCGGTTCGCCCGCCTGGAACGACGCCTGCCAGAGGAACCGGCCATCGCCATCCTTCAGCTTGCGAACTTCGCCCAGCGTCTTGCCGTTCATCATCCAGGCACCACGGCGGCGATAGGCGGCGGGCAGACCGTAGACCATATCGACCATCTTGTCGGGGCTAAGGTTTGTCGCGTGCCCGTTGACTACGTGGTCAATGTCCGGGTTGGTCATCAGCCCTTCGGGCTGACCGACGCCGGTGCCGTTGACGAAGCCGACAGCTTCCTTCTGGCCAAAGTCCTCGGCGAGTGCCAGGCGAACCTCTGCATCGGCGGTGCCGCCGCTATCGGCCAGTAGTTCGTTGGAAATATCGACGAAGGTCATCAGCTTGCGTGAGGGCACCTCAAGCTGACCGAAGGTCATGCTCGATTCCTGCGCCTCGTCCGCCTCGCCTTCCCACTGCGCATTCGTGATGCCGGTGCGCTTGGGATATTTCACAGACGGCGAGGTGATCGCGCGCACGCTGGCGAACTGCCGAAGGGGCGAGAACTCCACCAGGTCGCGGATGAATTCCTGCGACATTTCGGCGGGTGCCAGATAGCCGCCCTGTTCGTCGTTACTGACGATCAGGTTCTTCAACTCATCGGCGGGGGCTTGCTGCCCATACCGCAGATATGCGGTGAACGCCTTGCGTTCCTCGGTCGGCTCATCCTTGGGGCGGGTCTCGGTATCGCTGGGGCGGTTGGCCTTGGCCTCCAGCTTGTCGAGCCGCGCCGCGATCTTGGGCAGGCTTTCCAGCGCACCTTCGATCTCGCCCATTTTCTTCTCGATCTCGGCAGTGTCCTGCTCAAGGGTTTCAGTTTCTTCGCTCATGTCATTCTCCAGTGTTTGAGATTTCGCGGAAGTGATGCGCGCGCCGGGATGCGCAGGAACGGCCACGACGCTGATCTCCAGCACGTCGGCCTTGGTGATCTGCCGCCCCCGGCGCTGGGGTGTTGCGGCTTTCGTGATGAACCCGATGGAAAGACCGGTGACAGCCTTGGACGTGACCATTGCCCGGACCTCGCGGGCGCGGGCCACGTCGTCGATCAGCAGCCGCCCCTTGACGGTCAGCCCGTCATCGGTCTCGGCGATCTGATCCCAAACCCCGACCACCTGCCCCTGGTCGTGCCCGAACAGCATGGGAAGGGTTTCGGGGGTGTTCAGCGCACCCTTGGTGATCACGTCGCCAGTGCGATCCGGCGTCGCATAAGGCCATGCCACGCCCTCGATTGTGCCATCCTCGGACGCGGTGAGCTGCGCCTTGACCTCGATACGATCCGTCATGCCAGCGGCCTCCTGTGCGAAGCGAACCCGTCAACCTGCGTCTCGATCCACTTGGCCGCGCGCAGCACGCGGATCACGTTCGCGGTGTTGAATGGAATGGCCGCGCCGTCCTGTTCGATCTCCCAATCGAGCACGCACGCCGCCAGCGCCGCGATCCGGGCCTTCTCGCGCTGTTCGGCAGTCACGCGGCCATCAATATCGGCGATCTCGGCAAGCTCGTCGGCAAGGCGCAGTTCGGCCTTGCGCTGCGTCGCGCTATCCGGCCCCGCGACGTTGAAGCGGATGCCGGTCGGCTCGCCGTGCACCGGGTCCAGCAGGTCGAACCATTGGCCCTTTTCCTGATCGGCCACGTTCGCGGTGATCGTGTCAAAGTCCATCATCGGCACCCCCTGTTCGCTCTGGTTGATTTCCGCCCGTGTTCGGGTTGGCAAAAACCTCACCACCATCGCGCGGGGGAAGGTCGAGCCATGCGCGGCCCTCGTTCGGGTTCAGGACGCGGCTTGCGATCAGGCTGTTGATCGCCGTGGCGCGGGTTGTCAGGTCGGCACGGGTCAGGTCGTCGCGGTCGAAATGCACGCGCGTGAACGGGCGCTCCTCGGGTTCGAACAGCGATTGCCGCAACGCCCCCTCCAGCGCGACCAGCCAAGGCTCCAGCGTGTAGGTGAGGAATTCCTTGCCCAGCAGCTCCGTGTTGCTCCAGGTCATGCGGTCCATGTCGAACAGCATGGAAGGCGGAACGCGGAACGCGCGCGCGATCTCCGTGATCGCGAACTTGCGGTTTTCGAGGAACTGCGCGTCGGTTGATGTAAGCTGAAAGGGCGTAAACTCGGCACCGTCGTAAAGGATTGCCGTGCGCCCGCCGGGATCCTCGCCCTCGTGAGTTGACCGCCAAGCGGCGCGCATCTTCTTGACCGCTTCCTCGCCCATTCCCTTCGGAAACGACAGCGCGCCAGACGGCTTTGCCCCGCGACCGAACAGCCGCGCGGCGTGCCGTTCCATCACGATTGCAAGCCCGATTGCCTCACGCGCCAGCGACAGCGGACTGCGCGAGAAGGGGCTGCGAAGGTGGATCACGTCAGACGCCGCAAGCGGGCGTCCCTGCAGGCGATAGGACGGCTCGCGGGTGAGAGTGTCATACTCGACCGTGATGCTGCCACGGGTGTAGTGAATGATCTCGACCGGGCGTCCGTTCACCCGGTTGATCCAGGCAAGCCCGCCCTGATCCAGTGTCAGACCGTCGATCACCAAGTCGCGCATCAACTGCGGTGCGGTCGTGTAATCGTTCGCCTCGGTTGTCAGCAGCGGCAAGGCCGGATGCGAGGTGTCGATTGTTTCGGTGCCGTCAGGGTTGATCGTCTTGATCTGCGGCGTCAGCGTCATCGCCGCTTCGGAAATCACCCGGATCGCGCTTGACACGGCGGGCACGCGGAGCGCCGTGACGGGGCTGACACTCACGCCCGCCTGCGTTGGCGTGCTGCCGAACATTTCCAGCAACCAGCTTTCCGGGTCGGAAAGGGTGCTCTTTTGCTCGACCTCGACGGTCTTGGTTTTGTTAAACGGCCACATGCCATCAGACTGGCCTCTATTTGCAGCACCCGGAAGATAGCGTGACGCGGTATAACATTGGTTTTCATGGGTTTTCGTAAGCCCCAAACACCATTTTCGGCAAATGTTGCGCGAGCCTCCGCGCGCCGGTCCCCAGTAAGGGCGGAAAGTTCAGGACCACCCCCCCCGGCAACATTCAACACGCGACCCGCCAGATCGTACGCATCGCGCAACTCATTTACTTCTCAACCAATCCCGGAGCTCTGACCGAAAGGCGAAATAGCTTCGCCCATCAGGCCGATAGATCGGGGTCGACTCAATCTTTGCGAGCCTGCGCGCCTTGTCGACCGAAACGCCAAGAACAGCGGCGATGGTGGTGAGGCCCCAAAGTTTCTCCGAGCCTTCAACCAGGGCATCGAACCGACCTGGATTTAGGGGGGCGTTCTGCTTTCTCAAGATACTTCCTTTCTTCGCTTAGATTGCACGTTAGGCCAACGGCCTCTCCACAGGTCAGGGAAACCCCCTTTAGGGGGGTTCCCTGTCTGGACCGTTGGGGCCTTTGTTCGAGGTGATTTCCGATGATTTCATCGCAAAAATTTGCTCAGGCATACCGGGACCGTTCGCAGAATCTGCGTTGCTCGTGGGATCGCGTGGCCATCGCTTCCCGTGGCATGTTCGTTCCCTCGAAGGTCTCTGCACGAAGATCGTCCCAACGGCAGAGCATGTCTTGCGGTGGGCATACAGGTGGGCGGCGCGGGCCGCGCGACCGGGATATTCGTTTAAAGACCTAGACTTGCCTGATCCTTACCTCCCTTGGTTTTGACAATGCAGGACGTCACGGTGTCGCCGTCGCTATCCCGCCCCAGGTCGACTTGCTCCAGGGTGAACCTGTGCTCCCGGCCACCGGGCATGTCGCGCTGCTTGGTGGTGCGCGCCAGGCGAACGCCATCCTCGTCCTGGGTGAGCTCGATCTCGGTATCGACGGCCGCGCGCAGGCTGGAATGCCCGCGCGCGCCACGTGCTACATCTTTGCCGGAGTGGTGAATGAACATGATGTGCGCGCCGGTAGCATCTCGGATCATCTCCGCGCTTCGGATGAGTGAGTTGATATCGGATGCGGCATTCTCATCGGCCCCACCCATTGCCCGAGCCAGCGTATCAATCACGACGAGGGAAAATGGCACGCCCTGAGCCCGGGAAAGGTGGCTCAGCACCTCACAGATTGGGCTTGCATCGTGGTTGCGGCCTGCAAGGGTGATGGCACCCTTCATGACCATGAAACTGGCGTTCGCCGCGGAAAGTCGATTGTCGAACATGGCGCCGCCCTCGGCTGCGAGGTACAGCACATTACCAGGCCGGACTCGCGCCCCGTTCCAGGGCAGCCCCTGGTGAACGTGCTTGGCCAGGTCGATTACCCAGAATGTCTTGCCCACGTTTGCATCCCCGTAGACGCTGGAGATCGTGCCACGATCAATCCACCCCTTTATGCAGTAATCGCGCTCAATTACCGGCCGCACCTCATTGGCGAATTCGATGCGTGACAGGAACTTCTCAGCAATGGCCGAAAGGCGCTTTGGTTTGACCTCCAGCGGCTTCACCTCATCGAACGGATCTTTCATATCTGCCCGTCACGGCACCTGGCACCGATACGAGGCGTGTATGAAGAAGCCACTTTGCCGTGGCTGTCCCCGAAACGCTGTTGAGCGAGAATTAGCGCCGTCTCGTCAATCACCGCGCGCGCGAGGTCTGGCGGTATATCGTATGCGGTTTCCCCGAACCCAGCCTTGTATGTAATCATCATGCGACTCGCGGACATTTCCGAAAAGTCACCTCGCCAAACGATGTAGGGACGGTCACCGCCCCTAAAATCGAAATCCGAGTAACGCTCTCCGTCGAAACTCACGACTGGCACCTCATCTTGCGAAACAGGGCCTATCGGCAGAAGGGTGGTTGAGCTCAGTACGGGGTCGATAACCATGATCCTTATGAGTTGGCGCAACAAGGCAACCCGCGCAAAAGACTCGACCACTCTTGCCGCCTCATAAGCCGCCGCCTCCAATTCTGGCGGATGATCCAGCCGATAAGACATCACATTGGACTGCAGCTCACTAAGAACGAACGGCGCGTTTTCAGTTAAGGGTGCTCTGGTGATGGTCGATCTTGTTCTCATGCCGCGCGCTCCTGTTCAGCAAGGCGATAATGCGCTTTACAAGATGCCCGTTCGTTCTCAGCATGTTTGCAGATGTTCCGGCCATCGCTGAAAAACGCATGTCTCTGATCTTCCGCCAGAAACTCCGAATGAGGCGAAAGCCTGCACTTTCATTCAAATGTCGCTTGTCCCGATGCGCGTCGCGCGCCACAAGGACGCATGGGCGCGCCAACCTTTCCCGATCTGTTTCGCAGCTTCGCGCGGATCGGCCTGCTGAGTTTCGGCGGGCCGGCGGCGCAGATCTCGGTGATGCATGACGAGTTGGTGACGCGGCGCGGCTGGATGTCGGAAAACCAGTTTCTCGGCGCGCTGTCCTTTTGCATGCTGTTGCCGGGGCCCGAGGCGATGCAACTTGCCACCTATGCGGGCTGGCGACAGAGGGGCGTGCCGGGCGGGCTGATCGCCGGGCTGCTCTTCGTGCTGCCCGGCGCGGCGGTAATTCTTGGTCTCGGCTATGGCTATGCCATCTGGGGTGGCGTGCCGCTGGTGCAGGCGGCCTTCCTCGGCGTCAAGGCGGCGGTGGTGGCGATCGTGGTGCAGGCGCTCTTACGGATCGCGCGCAAGGCGCTGGCCACGCCCGGCCACTGGGTTGTGGCGGGGCTGGCATTCGTCGCGATGTTCACGCTTGGCGTGCCGTTCCCGGCGATCATCGCGGCGGCGGCGCTCTGGGGGTATTGGCAGAGCCGCAACACGCCGCCCGCGCCCGCGCCCGTGGGGACGGCGGTGCGGCCCGCAGACACGCTGTGCACGGCGCTCATATGGGGCGCGCTCTGGGCGGCGCCGGTGCTGGTGGCCTGGGGCGCGGGGGCTGCGTTCCTCATCGATCTGGCGCTGTTCTTCTCGAAACTGGCGGTGGTCACCTTCGGCGGGGCCTACGCGGTGCTGGCTTACATGGCCGACACGGTGGTGAGCGCCAAGGGCTGGATCACCGCCGCGCAGATGATCGACGCGCTTGGCCTCGCCGAGACCACGCCCGGCCCGCTGATCCTGGTGACCGAGTTCGTGGGCCTTCTGGCAGGCTGGCAGGCCGGGGGGGCAGGGCTCGCGCTGGTGGCCGCGCTGCTCACCCTGTGGGTGACCTTCGTGCCCTGTTTCCTGTGGATTTTCACCGGTGCGCCTTATGTCGAGGCGATCCTCGCGCGGCCCCGGCTCAAAGGGGCGCTGGCGGGAATATCGGCGGCCGTGGTTGGGGTGATCCTCAACCTGTCGCTGTGGTTCGCATTGCACGTGGTGTTCGGGAAATTGCGAGAGAGCCCGGTCGGTCCGGTGCCGGTCTGGGGGACCGTGTCCTGGACTGGCTTGGGGCTGACGGTACTGGCGGCGGTGCTGCTTCTGTGGGTGCGGGTGCCGATGGGCCGCGTCCTGGCGCTGATGGCGGCGCTCGCGGCGGCGGGACATGTTTTGATCTGA